GGCAGTTGTCGCAGCAATATATGCTGTTCCATTTGCACTTGTTCCCACAGATAAAGTCGCAGCGTTAGTGTCGTCACCTGCGACGATGACATCCATCTTAACGTCAACTATTTGTGAGTTTGCTGGAATAACACCTACTGTAGTATTAGCACTTGCTCCGCTCAAGGTTATTGATTTTGATTGTACCATTTCTACAAAACCAACGTTCTTGATATCAGAACCTACAGTAGTTCCTGTTGTTTCTCTTATCGTTCCAGCTTTTACTGGACCCGAAAATGTTGTTGTTCCCATAAGTCTACCTCCTTTGTAGTCTGCTCACGCAGTCGTCTGGGTTGTTACTAGGCGTCGTAAGACGCCTAGTAGTTATTTAATTATTACGCTGCTCCTTCAGTACCGTAGATTCCTCTCCAGTCTGTAAAGCCAAAAGAATATCTTTCTCTTGTTTTGTAACGTAAGTTGCCAGTACCAAAATCGCCTTCTACAGCTTTTTTGATTGGTGCTCTAACAAAGTGTTTCATTCCATCTGGACAATCAGTACCTATAAACCACTGATCTGCATCAGTAAGTCTTTGATTGACAACCACTCCGCCTGGAATCATACCTAATGCTTTTACAGCATTGATATCATTGTCAGCCGTTCCTGGTCTTAGATTAGAGTTTAACACTCTTTCTGCAACGAATAGCAATTCAGGTGGACAGATCAACTTTTGACCTATCAACGCGATTGGGATTTCTCTGTCGTCTTTAGCCTCTGCTATTTGAATTAACAAAGTTTCTAAAGAAGTTTCAGATAAATCTGCTGCTGTTGCTAAAGTGTTAGATTGCGTGCTACCGCCTCCAGTTGGATGAGAAGCACTTAATAAAGATACTCCGTCTCCTCCTGTTGATGTAGTAGTCGCATTATTTAAGACGTTTGCACCTTTGATCTCTTTAGTGTGTTGCATTGATCTTGCCAATGCTCTTGCGTATTTCGCACCTAGAGATCCGTACAATCCATCTTCCTCAGCTTCTTCTGTAATAGAAAATGCTAAGGCCACTGTTTCGTGAACGTACCTAGCGACGTAGCCTTCTCGACCACTTTCGTAGGTAATCATTGCACCTTCTGCCTTCGTTGGAGCTTCTCCGAATCCGATCATTTGAACGTCTTCTTCGAAAGCCTTCATTGATTGCTCTGTAGAATAGATTGCTCTCCATTGCTCTGGATAACGATCATATTCCATACCAAACACGGTATTTAAACCTAGATTGAGCTGTTTGGTAAACGCTGCTCTATTTAAAGCCATAACTCATATCCTCCTAAATACCTGCTGTGTTAGCTCGAAGCTGGTGGTTGTTTATATAAACTTCCACTTTAGCTGCTGCTCCCACGGCATTGCTTGGATCATCGACCAATCGTAATATTCTTATAGGAAGTGTATTAGTGACAGCAAATGTGCTGACTGTTATTTCCTGTTTTGAATATCCGAAGTCCGTGTTCCCGGCTGTTAGTGTTACATTAGAATTCAAGCCTACGTCTGTGTTAGCAAACGTACCATCGCATTGAACGCTAAAGATTATGTCCGGATCATCATATACATATGCTTTGACCGATGAATTGGTCTTCACAGTTGTACTAGCTGTCCAGACTTTGAGGAATTTTACATCCCCTGTGGCTTGATCTGTGTACTCGCATCCCGCAAATACGCCAATCGGCTTAGTGTCATTAGCCATAAGGGTAATTGTCCCATTGGTCAATAACTGAACTGCATCTCCGTAGAAGATAGAAGTTCCAGAGCCATTAGCAATTTCGTATGCATTAGTTCTGATCACACCACCTGCTAAATGCCTTACGGGTGTAAACCCTTGAGGCGCGTCTAAGTTAGCCATAATAATCCTCCTAGATTATTTGTGATTTAGTTACTCTTTTATACCGCCTCTGGTAACCTCTGTCTTATAGGTCTTTTGAATAGGATTTCCAGGTTGTTCAACTTTGTTTAAGTCGTGATCGACTGACCTTTGAAGATTTAATGTTTTCTTACGATAAAAATCATCGCGTTGTTTCTTCATCTCCACAGGCATTTCACAAAGGACCATACCCTCCATTCCTATATAACCAGCAAACTTACCATGTTCTAGCGTAGCGAAGTTTGGATCTTTGACCGATTTAGGATCACGAGGTTTCCATCCTTCTCTCATACGTTTAGCAACGTTTGTTGGTGTTTCTTGACCTAAAATGCTAGTTGCAATCCAACGTTGTACGTAACCTTCACGCGGTTGGGGTGCCTCTAATAAGTTAGCAGGACGCCACTGATTGACACGAGTAGATTTCTCCTCTCGCGTTTGATTAACTATTTTATTAGTCTTTTCCATATTTGCAGGCTCCTTTATTGTTGACCTGTATCACTAAGGTTTTTTACTTCCCTAGCAAAACGTTTCAGTGCCGTCTCATCATTTATGTCGATACCAAAACTCTTTGCAGTATCTAAATCATCTTGAGTGAGCTTTACTCTATTGCTTTTTCCAGATTTTGTTCTGGAAACTGAAGCAACTGGAGAT